TGTTTGAGATGCCAACCGAAGCAGATTTTGAGATGCTTTATGGTAACTTGAAAGCTCAAGGAACTATTAGTTTCTGGAGTACATCCTTTATAAGAGGAACCACATTTGACAATGCTATCATTATTGTGGATGAGTTCCAGAACTTAAACTTCCATGAACTTGATTCTATTATCACTCGTGTGGGACAGAATACAAAGATTATGTTCTGTGGTGATGCCGTTCAGAGTGATCTAGTTAAAACGAATGAACGCAATGGTATTCATGACTTCATGAAGATATTGCAAATTATGCCATCCTTTGATATAATAGAGTTTGGAGTAGATGATATCGTCAGATCAGGATTCTGTAGAGAGTACATCTTATCAAAAATGCAATTAAATTTATGACCTTTGATCATGTTGACTTGAATCTTTCTCCCTTAGAGAGAGAAACTATAGATGGTGTTCGTTATTATAAAGTTCCTGATTCTGATGAGTTTAAGAAGTTAGTTTCTATTACTTCTGTTACAAGTCATTTTAACAAAGGTATATTTGCCAAGTGGAGAAAGAAGGTAGGAGATGTAGAAGCAGATAAAATAACAAGACAATCTACTGCAAGAGGAACAGATTTTCATACTCTTACTGAGTATTATTTGAAGAATGAAGGTTATGATGGTAAGTCACTACCTATTTCTGAGCATCTGTTTGGTATTGCTAAGCCTACACTGGCACGTATAAATAATATTCACTCTCTAGAAGGTCCACTCTACAGCTTGTTTTTAGGAATTGCTGGAACAGTGGATTGCATAGCAGAGTTTGATGGAGAACTTGCAATAATAGATTTTAAGACATCGAAGAAAGAGAAACCAAGAGCATGGGTGGATCATTACTTCGTTCAGTGCATGGCATATGGATGTATGTTGCATGAACTAACAGGTATATCCGTTAAGAAATTAGTTCTTATTATGGCATGTGAAGATGGAGATTGTGTTGTATATGAGGAAAGGGATAAGGCAAAATATATTAAACTATTATCAAAGTACATCAAGAAGTTTGTAGATGACAAACTATCTGAGATTGCTTGACCTTCTGATGTTTATCAGTTACAATATTATAAAGAACTTGAGGAAAGATGTTGTCCCTTACTTTACAAGAACCAATGGAAAATGAATTAGAAAAGGTACTGGAAAGTAAGTTCTATAGTTCTGCTAGATTTGCTCAATCTATTGAAGAACTCGTAAGGGATAATGAATACATGAGTTATATTGATGCTATCATTTATTTTTGTGATCAGAACAGTATAGATCTTGAGTCCGTACCTAAACTAATACCTAAACCGTTGAAGGAGAAGATAAAGTGTGAAGCAACTGACCTAAACTTTTTAAAGCGCACCAGCCGTGCGAAATTGATCTTTTAATTCAAAAAAAGTCGAAAAATTATCCTGGCTATTTTTTGCCCTATTACTTTTTTCATGATGCCATTTGACTGCTATAAGACTTATATTGCTATGAAGCAGCACTTTACCAAAGACTCATATGACTACATGCGCTTTGGTAATCGACTTCCTCGTGTATCACTAAATTCCTTCTATCAGAGAAAAGATAGATTCTTCTTTGAGAAGATGTCTAGGGAATTTGCCGATAAAGACATAGAAAAGTTTTTTATTGCTAATTTCACTTCTAGCACAGATCCCGAAAAAGTGTTTATATCGGATATTGTCAAAACTGGTCGAAATACGTATATTGAGTGGCAAAAGAGAAATCAGTCACTTTCCTATAATTTCAAAGAAGACGTAAATAAGTTATTTGATGGAAAAAACGTAAATGACGTATTTGACTGTTCTAAAGGACATCCACCAATATTAAGGAATTATCTCGGTGGGCATATTTCTTTAGAGACTTTAGTTATATGCAATAAGATACTTAGATATGCTAAAGACTTTGATAAAAAGTTAGATCCATATGTGTGGTCAACCGTCAGTATGAAGATAAAGAAGTATGAACCATTCATAAATATAGATGTATTCCACTACAAAAAAATCCTAAAACAAATTGCGTTATGAGCTTCTTCGATTCAGAAATGGTACGTGCTGAAATGGTGGAGATTAGTGAACTTCAAGAAGAAGTTTACTCTAACGTCTTCAAATTTCCTAGTATGGATGCAAAGGGACAATTGCGTCATATCAATCTATTAGATAGGTTGATTGAGAAGCAAAAGATTCTCTATGCACGTTTAAGTTTAACTGATGATCCAGATGCTAAAAAAATGCTAGATCGTATTAGGGAATCTGCTGAATTGATGGGTATCCCCAAAAATGTTGATATTAATGTTCTTTTTGATCAAATGAAAACTAGTATAAATCTTATGAAAAAACATATTGACAAAAATGAGTTTCCAGTATAGAATATCTGTTACTAGTTAGTTTTCATACTGTAATACTCAGTTAGTATTCAAGGCATAAAACTCTAGTTAGTTTTCACCTTGTAATACTCAGTTAGTATTCAAAGCATAAAACTCTAGTTAGTTTTCATAATGTAATACTCAGTTAGTATTCAAGGGATAAAACTTTTATTAGTTTTCAGGATCCAATACTCAAAAGAAAAAAGCCAAATCTAAACAAATCCGAGGTAATACGAATGTCTTTCGCATCTCTAAAAAAACAATCTAAACTAGGGTCATATACCCAAAAACTCATCAAAGAAGTAGAAAAAATGAATACTTCTGGTGGTGGGGGAGCAGATGAACGATTCTGGAAACCAGAAATGGATAAAACTGGAGTTGGATCTGCTGTTATAAGGTTTCTTCCTGCACCTGACAGTGAGGAGTTTCCGTGGGTAAAAATGTATTCACATGCATTCAAAGGTCTAGGTGGTTGGTACATTGAGAACTCTTTGACCACAAATGGTGGCAAAGATCCTGTTTCAGAATATAATCGTGAATTATGGAACAGTGGCAACGAAAAAGATAAGGATACTGTTCGTAAGCAAAAGCGTAAGCTTTCTTATTTCAGTAATATCTACGTTGTTCGGGATCCTGCGAATCCTGCTAATGAAGGTAAAGTCTTCCTATACAAATTCGGCAAAAAGATCTTTGATAAAGTCTTAAATGCTATGCAACCTGAATTTGAAGATGAGACACCTATCAATCCATTTGATTTTTGGGAGGGAGCAAACTTCCGTCTTAAAATTAAGAAAGTGGATGGTTATTGGAATTATGACAAGTCTGAATTTGATTCACCATCACCTCTTCTAGAGGATGATGATGCATTAGAAGCACTCTGGAAGAAGCAACATTCTCTTGCTGCTCTAGTTGCTGCTGATCAATTCAAGTCTTATGAAGATCTTGAAAAGAGACTTAAAGCTGTGTTAAACACTAATGTCCCATCACGACCTGTTGATGAGGAAGTTTCTAGTGAGGATGATAGTCGAGGTTCATTTAAACCAGACTTTAATGCTCGTAAAGAACCAGTAGCAGTTGCTCCTACTTCTTCCAATGAAGAAGAGGATGATGCACTAAGTTATTTTCAAAGACTTGCTCAAGAGTAATTACTCGTAAAGTCTAATATTTTCTCCATACTTCAAGGTTTCACTCACATACTGGGTGGAACCTTTTTTATATTCCATAATTTCATCTAGATCATTAAATATGATGTTTAGATATTGTGGTTTGAGTGTAAATATATTTCTTTTAGCATCTTCTATGTCAGATTCATATTCATAGTTGGTTACTGATTTAATAATATGGGAAGATGGAATAGTTTGATAACTCCCTAGACCCGAATCATAATATTCATAATAATATGCGTTACCCACTGCTAGATTATTATCTACCGTAAATAAAACTTCTTCTGTTCCATTTAGAGTTGGTGATACTATTGAAGGAGTAGATGGTAGTTGATATGTAAATGATACACCAAATCCATCGTTACTAGCTACCGTTTTAATAGTATATCTGCCATTAAATAAGTCATCTGATACATTTGTGATTTGTACTTCATCACCAACTTTAAGTCCTTTAATACCATTATTCATGGTAACAGTAACAGTTGATGATGGACTTCCTACAACTCCAGCAAATATTTGGTTAATTGTAGTCTTATTAACTTGAATAAAGTTTCCATTAGTTCTCCAAGTACTTGGTATTTTTAATCCTTTTTCTAGGACTACTATTCCTTTGCTATTTTTTACTTCTATGGTTTCATAATGATGGATTCCAGTGTACAAGTTTTCTGTTGTTTTATACTTGTCCATCAATATATTATTAAATGTTTGTTGTGGTAGTGGCCACTCATTTTGAACACTTAATATGTTGTTGGATAGTAGAATAATCCAATCAAGTGTAGAATCTTCATATATTTCATTTGCCACATTATCTGGTCTATCATCACCAATAATTTTGTACTTGGTGAAGAAGTTTAGATTGCCAAAGATGTCTGGTCTTAGTTTTCCCCTTTTAAATAAGTTCTTTACAGTCAAATAGTTAGAAATTTCTTTCTCATTCTTATTGCGGTTGACATATCCAAAATCTGGAATTTGTCTGAAGTATGGTCTTGCCATTATAGAGATACCTCCCATGCATCATCGTTGTATGTACCAGGATTGATTCCATAATCATCATAATATATTGGATCTAGTTCGGAGAATGTAAGCCTCATATTGTACTGAGTCATTGAACCATCTTCATAGGTCATATATTGTCCACCACCATAATCAACATCAACTCCAGTCAATGCACACATCTTTATCTTGTTTAAGAATGGATGTTCAGTATCAACACCATTGTCTTTATACATGTACTTCAACTTCCATACATTTGGTGTTTTTAGGAATATGCCTGACGGTTGCAATTTTGGTCTCATTTGTTTTTTGAAGAACCAGATTATATTCTTAACCATATCTGCTTCTTTTTCTCCTCTTGGAGTGAAATTGTAACTATAACCAAAACTTCTTAATTGTGGTCCTTTGAAAAGAAGTTCGAGGTTGTTATTAAGTGCCACTCCCGATCCTCTGGTAATAAGATCTCCACCAACACCCACTGCTTGACCAGCAAAATAAGATACTAGTGTATCATTGCTTATTCCACCCACTACATCCTTTGCTCCTGCTTTTATACCTTGTAGTAAGTCTTGTATTCCTTTAACAGGTTGACCACCAGCAACAGTTCTGATTGTATTTCCAGCAATTCTTGCACCTGCTACCTGAAGTGCGTTAATTTGACTATCACCCCAATCAACACTATTACTTTCACTCAATCCACCTGTCATAGGAAGTTGTACTATTCCTTTAGTTGTAGATCCTGTACGATATCTCGATGTTGCTCTTGATAGTTGAGTAACACTATAATCATTGGATACTCCACCACCAGCAGTTATTGATGTAAGAGAAGTATCTGCTTTATATTCTTTACACACAACCTGTAGATAATCATACCCACCCACTTCTGCAATTGGATAGTATGCAAAGAAGTATCTTGGTTTTGATGTACTGTTAGCACTCGACTGTGTATTTTCTTCTGCCTTACTTGTTGCTAAGAAATTATTATCTTGATTAGTTCCTTCATT